ATCTATACCGATATTCCAGAAATGGTCTTTGTTCAATTCTGTTTCTGTGTAGGTCGTGTTCTGCTGACCCGTTACTGTATTGCCATTTACTGGCTTAGTACCATCAGGCCAATTTGTATTCCAAACCACTTATCACCTACTTCTTTTTAGATGGTTTCACTCTGGGCATTTTGCTATATCCTTCCATGTCCCTTGCTTCCCAAATAGCTTGAGATACGCCGTCTGGCTTATATCCGTAATCTTCTCTGGACTTTCGGAGAAAATCATACTTTTCATTCGCATCTACATATCTTCGACCATTTACGACTTTTCCCATTTGCTTTTCATAGTCTTTCATTTTTCTTTTTTTCATAGTGTCCCCATACATATTTTGTTGTAATTAGCACATCAAATGGATGAGTGCCAAATTTCTCTAAAGCTTCATTTACATATGCCTTAAGACACTCGTCGTCTTGGCTCATGGATATTGGATCATCGTAATGAAGGAATTTCTGCGTCATCGTTCGTTCACTGTCGGATATTTTCACGATAATTTCGATCATCATTTCCTCAACTTTTTGAGTGTTTCAGCCAGTCTTGCTCTTTTTCCTATCACACCCTTCTTTTTTGCTGCGGCTTTCAGCTTATCAGCGGGTATCTTCTTTCCCATTGGAACACCCAGTTCTTTATGGAGTGCACCGGGGTGTTTTATTGCCTTTTGGATCCAATTCTTTGCCATTTAAAACCTCGGAAATGCTCTTTGTAACTTTCTCTGATTGTGTGTTCTCGTTAGTAATAACTTCCTTTCATGCGCAAAGTCTCTCTGGACAAGAGCGCGGGATTCCTGCGAATAGTTGTAATCTCTTACGTAATTGGCCGCTGCTCCATAGGCAATATACCTCAACCAGTAATCGTATGGGAGTGGGACATCATAGGGGGCTGATGGGTCTGAAGTGTCGAATTCTGGGACTTCTTTATACCCATAAATCGTCACTGTGTAACTGGTATTCGGGATCGTTCGAAAGGTAAATTGGTTCCCATAATACAGCATCATGGTTGGGTAACCTGGGATCAATATATCTGTATTGTTTACCCCCCATTCAAAGAAAAACTCTCCGGGATCTTGATAAATCCATAACTGATTCCAGCTTATCGATCCGTTTGGAGGGTCTGTAAGGGAGATAAACGCTTCCTGAGAGATATTGACAAACTGCGCATCTGCTCCCACATCGTTAAAGGTATAAACCCCAGTGGTGTTTGTCTCATCGATCTCGAATTGCAGGGTTCCGAACTGTTCGAACAGCTTTACATCGTCGGACATCGTTAAGTTCACGAAATCCTGTATGTATTGAACCATTGTATCGTCAGAAGAATCAGGATCGTTTTCATTGCGCCTAGATACTGCCAGGCGCATGATGCGAAGAGAGTCCGAAAGGAATCTTGCCATTAGTCATACACCGGGGTTAATGAGAACCTTGGCTGGTGATGGTCTACGTGGGTTTCTTTAGAACCATCCGCCTTTTCAAACCATTTCCATACTGGTGTCCCTTTTCTCGATAGATAATCAATAATGTATCTTGGAAGCGAATAAGTCCTTCCTGGTGTGAGCGTCATGTGAAAATCGATCATATCATCGCTCTTATGCACATTAAGCGGGTTGCTGGGCTGGTCGTTCCTACGAAATACAACCTTCTCTTTGGGGTGTAGGTCGATTGGACAAGGTTTGATCGGATACCTACAGATCTTCAACCGCTTGTTTGCTTTTCTCGCTTCTGCGTTATATCGGATATAATCCGCTAAAGTCTCTAGTGGTAAACTCGCAACATCTACCTCCATTGGCTTTTCTTGTACCATCTCTGCAATTAACTCTGAGGGGCTAGTTTTTTTGCGTCTGGGCATTATTCATCTCCATGAAATATAAATTCTTGGTTTACTAAATTACATCTTCCCCCTGTTACATAAGGGGGGAAATTCGTTGAGTCTATATAGGTATCTCTTATCACATCTTTGATATAAAAAGACGTAGGACTATCAACGACTATTTTGAATAACCCATTGTTGATTTCATCCATTCCGCGCAAAACTGGGATAGCACTATTTAAATCGGTTATACGCACTTGATCGCCTGTTGAATATCCATGGTCGTCTTTAGTCGTGATAAGGCAACGTGGGGCATTTGTGACAGCCGAAATTAAGGCTCTTTTAGGAATTTGTCCGATTGCCATACTTCCCTACAAAAAAGGGGGATTTCTCCCCCTTTTGTTATACTAGCAGGTCGCCGAGATCGTAAACCTGTCCATATTTGATAACTTCCAGTAGGAAGACATCGCTATCTGCTCCCATTACGTTGGTTCCAGCTGTTAATTTATATTCAACTGGATCGTAACGGAATTCGGTTTCGTATGGTTGCTGTACGCGAGAAATCATATCTACTCGACCACCTGCAACCCAAGCTGGGAATGCGGAAGAATCTACGGGTAGATTGGTGTCTGGGTATAGCAGGGAGAAAGTAACAGACGTTAGCACAATGATATTGAATTGTTGATTATTCAACGGATCCATACCACGAGGCACTGGAATGCTTCCGTTCAAGTCTGTAATAACGACTCTCTCACCAGTTTGAAACCCATGAGCTGCGGTTGTGGTTACTACGCAAGGATTAGCTTGCGTAACACCTGCAATCAAAGCTCGGTAAGCAGGGACTCCTCCGCTAGTGTCGGCTACGGTAAACCCGTTAGCCGCAACATCTAAAAAGTTCTTATTTCCTGTGACCCCGCTATCCACGATTACCTGTTGAGAGTAGGAATGCGCATCAGTTGTTTGATCTCTAAACCAAATAGAGACCGGCAATGCTGAAGTAGTTTCCCATTTGGTAAGGTTGAAAAAGCTTACCTTATCCGGTTGGAAATTGAATGTGAATGTATGAGCAGTTCCCGCCGAGATGAATCGATAGGCTTCTGTCATAGTTCTTCCTTGAAATAGATCAGACATAGTTATTCTCCTTAGCCTTTAGTTGATAGCAGTGTAACGATATGGCGATCGTCTAAAATCGCTGCGTTAAACCAAGCTGTGAAACCCATTGATTGAAATCTGTTTAGATAATCGTTAAATCCAAGTGGTTTGAAGATCATCTCTGTTGCAACTTCATCAATTCCCACATAACCATAAGCATTTGCGCCAATGAATGTGTTCCTGTAAACAGGGGGTGTTGCACTAGAGAACTTAACTAGTGTAGATGTTACCCATCTAGCCTCATCGGTTGCGCCGAATTCAGCTTGCAATGCTGGTTCTTGCGAACCGTATTGAGCCGTTGGGACAAAATTGTCCAATGCTCGGATATCTGGTTTCAGCTTGACGTTTGCTGTTACCCAATATGCTGGCTCGACGGGACCTGTTCCAAATCGCGAAGTTCCTTCGATAACAGGAGACATTTTTTCTGTATCCCCTTCATCCAAGTAAGAAATCGCTCTCTGAACGTCTATAACCGTCAATTCTGTAATCGGATTTCCGTTAGTCCCATTCAGGCATGAGATCTCAGACACCGCGCTTTCAAAAACATCGGCTGTTACCTTGTCAAGCATGGTGTGCATGGTTTGAGATAAGTTATCAGCTACTTCGTTAGCTGTATCATCTTCAACAACTAACAAAACTTTTTTTGAAAGCAAGACAACTTTTCCGAATTCCTGCACTTGGACATGAATATCAAATTTGTTGACTTGTTCTGGTGCGGGGTCTGCATCTTGAGAAAGAACAACTGGATCTGAATTGAGGTTTTCTTGTCTGCGAAATGCAATAGTGTCTGTGTTTTTTGCTGGAAGGCTAAACGCTCTTCCAAACATGTTATGAACACATCTAGGTTTTGGCCGTTGCAATAGTGCGCGATGCGCCCATCGATCCGACATCGACCCGTAAATGGCTGTTGTGGTAACTGTCATGGTTTATTCTCCATTACCTACCTCTGCGCTTTTGGCTCCTCCATTTAGAAAACTCATCATCCGACATGTTCATCACATCGAGCGTTTCGTTTAAGGCTGCTGCTTTCGGGACACTTGCAGGTGATCCCGGGGCTGCTTTTGGCTCGACTGCTTTCGCATTCAAAACCTTTTTTTGCTTAGGAGACAATTTATCCATTAGCTCCCATGCTTCCTCATATCTATTTGGTGCAGCTCCAATTGCTGGCGCAAGGTTCGGCTTTTGTTTTAAAAATTCCGGTAAAAGTTCATTTATCTTCTCAAACTTTTCTGGATTGTTTCTTATCCACAAACGCTCTTCGACCATCCGGACAGTTTCAGAAGTGCTTTTGCCCAGATCGGCTCGAGTTACAGGTTCATACGCTGTTTCGTCGTATTCCTCTTTTGCTCTTTGCTCTTCTAAGCGGCGAAGTCTCTCTTCCATCTCCTGTCTTTTTCTTCGCTCCTTCTGCAAAACATGCAGGGGAACTTTTTCTACAGGAGCTTCTTGAGATGCTTCTGGTGCTTCTTCCTCGGCTTCTGGTTGGTCTTGAACTGGTGTTTCTACAATCTCTTCTTTTTCCAGAGATACGGCCTCTTGTTCGCTCATTTTTCCTCCGTATTGAACGTAACTTTCCCCTTACGCGGGTATGCTTTTTGGCATTGCGCTTTTTGCTTGCAGGTAAGCGACCCCTGTAGTGTTAAACTCTACCTTCAATTTTTTCCCCTTCTTGATTGGGGCTACCATCCATAACAATTCGCATATTCCCTTAGAGTTACTGACCCAAAACACCATCTGATTAGATGTAAATGGGGGTAATTTCTCCGTTATTAAGGGCGCGTCAACTACAAATGTACCGTCGTAATCAAACTTCGCGTGAAAAACTAGGTAGTAGTTGTTCTTGCGATGCTGATTATCCTTAACGGCCATATCAACGAATTCGTCAATGACCTTTTTTAGTGCAAGCTTCTCATCCACTAATTTCTTAGGAACCATTAGCCCGCTAATAGGGTCTTTGACCAAATCCATCTTACATCCCGCTTTCGCCTCTCAAAGAATCTACTTTCCTTTGAGCTTCCTGTAGCAGTCTGTTTGCCTTTTGCTGATCGGCATTCCCGCCGGGTCCGCATTCAGGTTTAACTCTCGATGCTCGCGATCCCGTTCCGTCGGGATAGGAACACATGCCGCGGACTGATGTAATATCCGGTCCTCCGCTTCCTTTCTTATAAGCCATATACCCTCCTTGATATTTGCTTGTTAACTAATTATTTTATACTGAACCTTGAGGGAAATTTTGCTCAAGCTCTGTAGCTGACTGCGCAACTTGCTGTTCCTGCGTTCCCTGCGTCTCTGCGTTTATCCGGTTCGATTGTTCCTCCACCTGCGCCTTTTGCATTTCCCGTCCTTCTGACTCCTGTCGCTCTAACTGGTTAACGAATTGGAGGACTTCCAGAATGCGAGAGTCTTGCAGCTTGGCTATCTCTACGATAGCGCGGGATCGGTCTAATGCTGCTTGAGCGATGTTTTGCTGAGCCTCTGATTCTCTTTCGTCTTTGAGGGACAGGTTACTAATTACGCGGCTTCGTCTTTCTTGAGCCAATCCCAATTTTTCTTCTTTCGATGCGTCGAGAACTTCCAGTTCTTTTTGTCTAAGCTCATCAGCTTGTTTTTGCTGAAGGGCAATTTGCTCATCGGCTTTCTGCATGGCTTTTTCGAGGTCTGAGAGTCCAGACATTTGCAGGGCTCGGACAATCTCAGCTTGCGGAACGTCAACGATTCCCTCGCGCTTCAGGTTCACAAGTTCGTAATAGTAAGCGTCTTTTTGAGATTTGGAGCGGACACCCTCTTTAATGACAGCATCGTATTGTTCGAACTGCTTTTCATAGAATTGGGCTGTTGGTTCTTTGCCTAAGATCCTCTTTACCTTGCCCGGAGAGTAGTTATGCTGCGTAGCTTCCAGAATAATTGAGCCTAAAACGGATTGTGACGTTTCTACTTGGTCGAAGATCTTTCGGTTTCCACGTAGCCCTTGAGCAATTCTTACCTGTGCTAACCTTCCAGATATTTGAGTATTCCCGCCCTCGTCTACTCCAAGAATCGACTCGTTGATGTTCGCTAGTTTTAGGCTTAGGTCGTCGAGGATCTTTTGGTATTCGAAGAGCGAAGAACTTGCATTCCCGCCTTGGAGTTCCTGAACCGAGTTCATCCCTTCCGGGGCGTTTTCTGGGTCTATTCCTATGATCCTGTTTTGCCCGCTTTGTTGCAAGTCTGATGGATCGGCTACAGAGCCAATCATGTACTTAAACCCTGTGGCAATTGTCGAGTCGATCATGTCAATGATCTTCATATGACGCTTGTTGAATTGCCGTTGGTTATAGTATTCGGTAGCTGCGATCCCTTGGAGGCGCTGCGACGGCATCCAGATGCTTGGCTCGAAGTATCCGAGGATCGGTACGAAAGGGTAGGTTTTATTGACGCCCGT